ATCACGTTACCAATAAAACCTGATCCAACTACACAAAACAGTGGTTGCGTATATGAACGACTCTGGGCATACCCCGGGAAGTCTGCTCGTGGCTCACGTACTGCTTGAGGATCATTTACTCCATACATACCTAATAATAGCTGCGGATGGTCTTCGTTCCAGCATTCGTTGCAAGCCTTGATATTAACCTGTTTAGTCTTAATAGTCAGCTTACGAAGAGTAGATAGCTTGTAGCGAAAACCACAAATATCACATTCCGCAATACTATTTTTACCACTTGAAAACTTATTGGGCATTACCTACCCCTTAGATACGAATCTGACGTGGTACAAACCGTATTGCTGCTTTTTCTCTATCTTCATCTGCGGCTAACTGAAATGCTTCATCATATGCCATCTTCAACATCGGAATACGGTCCATAGAGGATGGATGCTTTACTGCCAAGTGGTACGCTAAACCTGCAACCATACATGGCAAGAAGCGGAATGGCACATCCATAGTGTTAGTACCACCAGTACCAGCATCTTGAATACGGCGTAAGCGCCAGTATACGAACGTATATTGCCCTGCATCTGGTACAGGCCACACAGTTATAGTTGGGATCGGGGATTGGCGGTCTATGTAAACTTGAATCGGGCGACCTTGCGTCAGTTTGTTCGGGATAGATGAATAAGTAGAGACGCTAATACGATTAATATTAATGTCAGTTTGATTATTCGGGCTACCCGGATTTTGTCGAACTACATGGTCAAGTAAATCTACAGTACTAGCTGGTAGCGTATAAGTTGCAGTACCTTGTACAAGGGGTATTTCACCAGCTTCAACTGTCCAAAGATTGATACCTTTATTTGCCCATTCAGCGAACATAAGGTTAAGGCTACGACGTGCAGTACGAAGTTCATAACCAGTACGAAGTTCATACCCTGCACGCTCTGCAGCCTCTTCAGTAAGTTCTGAAAGGTCTAAATTAAATAGTGTTGTACCAGAGGTTGTCATGTTTGACCATCATTCTTGATAAGAACACCAATGACTACAATACCAATACCAAGACCAGCGCCACTTGATTTACACTGCCACTGCGCATCTGTTTTTTCAGTGTAAGAGATAGGGTATGGTCGAGTAACAGCAAATGTATTTAAGAATGGAGCAGTAAGAACTACGTTATTAACCCCAGTACTAGTTGTAAGTAATGCCCTAAATGTAGCATATACACCTGATGTTACTGAAGTAGATGAAAAAGCATCAAACTGTGTAAGGTGTGCCGTATAACCTGCGGGTACTGTATATACCGACATATTTGTTTTACCATTACCAATGGTAATTTGTGCATACGTTGTGCCACCAGCATCTTTAACATATATAGTACCAACAGCATTACCTGATGTTGTATTCACACTATTAATGCGGAAAAATGATTTGGTAGTAGTAACTGCAGTTGTCCCATTTAATGTAATAGATTCGCTAATACGAGCGTAATTTACATCTAGTCCATTAATTAAAACTGTTACGGCAGTATCTGAAGCTGAACTACTTGTAACTAGCATAGTCGATGCTACAGAAGGGAATACATAGGCAGCGTTATTTTCCCAAGCGGCAATAAATCCAGTGTTAGGAATTGCAGTTGAATAGCCAAATATGCTAAGTACTTCATGTCCAGTAATTTGGCCCCGTGCTACTTGTAGCTCAAAAGGCTCTATCCTACCCATACGGGTAATTGATGATACGACGCTACTAGCCATTATTTATTCCCCTTCGCTGTCTTTGCTGAATCTATAAAGTCCTGCTTTGTCGGTGCACCTTTGGAGCCGGGCTTGCGCATCTTCTCACCACGCTTACGTTTGGCATTGATGTTAGCGTACAGCCCTACTCCACCACCCTGCTTATAGAGCTCAACAGGATCAGTACCATCACGCTTTGTAATGGTCTTAGGAACCTTACTTGGGGCAATAGCCCCCATTCCGCGTGATGGTCTCATTTATCGAATCTTTCCGCGTGTCTTACCACGTTGAGCAATACCATTGATCTTCTTACCTATAGTACCACCACGCTTAAACTCAGTACCCATCTCATCATCATTGCCACGACGGATATTTTTAGGTTTATTTTTAAACGTGTTTGGTGCTTCTGATTTAATCTTATCTATGTTCTTTGCACTAGCACGTTCTGCAGCAGAGATCGACTGGGAGGCCGTATTGTTAGAAGGCTTTGGTAAGGCTTTAGCAGCACCACCAGATATTCTTGGGCCATTCATACCAATTTGCTCCTGCGCGTACCTACGCAGCTGTGGACCAGCTAACTCAGCAGCTTTTTCCGCAGCTGGTGCAGATGATTTAATAGCTTTAGCCGCTGCAGTCAGTACTTTTCCAGCGCCGCCAGCGGGTACAAACTTAGAATAGTCCGTATCTTTGTCAACCGCAGTAGTTTTCTTAATAGTGTCTTCTACGCGTTTCTTAGCAGCGTAACGATCAAGGTCCTCTGCAGTAGTGCCAGCCATCGTACCGCGACCAGAGGCATTAGATTCTTTGTAATCCCCACGATCATTACCTGCGGAAGTTCCACGGCCTGACGATATAGGTGCAGAAGTAGTACTAGCCTTCGGTGCTGCAGCTGACTTACTACCTGCCACATCGGTAGTGTACTTCTTACCATTAAACTCAAAAGTATTACCACCACCTTTACGGGCAGCGGCAAAAGCTTGGCTAAACGATTGTTTAGGGGCTACGGCAGGCTCTTTACCGCCACGGCTAAGGTCCTCATCTGATGTATCAGTAGTAGGCGTAGTATTAGCAGCATCTGCCATACCAGCGTTAGTATCCTCGTAGGACTCTACGCCGCCGCCTTCCTCATAGCGTTTAGCTTTAGCTTTCTTTTTCATATCAGCACATCGTCCCTTTGGTTTTACCTTTGATCTCAATGCCGCCACCTTTAGCAAACATCTTACCTTTGGTCTTACCCTTAGACTCAATACCACCACCTTTAGCGTAGCCCATACCACCTTTTTTCATGCCCATACTACCCATATCATCCTTCTTAGGCATCTTAGTAGCACCGCCACCCTTCATCATCTTCTCTTCGCCTTTTTCACCCTTGGCGTAGTCCTTCAATGACAGTTTGCCAGACTTAATTGCCTTAGCTTCTTTCATCTCTTCAGCATAGTTTTCTTTACCGCCGAACATCATTGGTTTTTTCGTAGCCATCTCACCACCCTTAGAAAATTTACGGCCTTTATCGGCCTCGTTAAAGTCTTTACCTACCGACTGCGCGACACCGACCTTCTTAGCAAAGGATGGGCTATGAGCAATAGCAGCCATAAAGTTATGTTGTTTTTTACTTGAAGAAGGCATTTAGCAACTCCACGCTTTTAAACTTTTGTTGATACGGCTATTAGGGTCTTTAGCAGTCTTAGCACTTGTAAGCTTTGCTTTCATCCCTGACATACGTGCACAGAATGACTTCTTACGCCCTGCATCTGCATCAGTTTTTGGTTTAGGTGCAGGGGGTTTAAGATTCATACCCTGTTTCTTAGCCGAAGCGCGTCCCTTAGCATTTAACCCACCTTCAGGGTTTTTGCCTTCAGACCGTTGCCATGCAGGAGATTTAGCCATTACTCTTCACCCTTAGTAGCTATAATATCTTTACCTAACAGTCGCTGTACTGTATCTGTCTCATATATACGAATAACAGACCATATAACAGAGAGTAATGCAGCGACGGCTGGTAGAGCATTCATAAGCGTACCAAAGATTGTAAGAATTGAGGCTACATCTATAAGGGGTTTAACCGCATCAGTAATGGTATGGTTATCCATCGTATTACCCGTAGAAAAATGTTACTGAAGTAGCAGTAGTCAACGTTACATATGGATCAGCAAGAAATAATACACCTTCACCGGGAATAACAACCATCCCAGACCCTGCAGCTGTTGAGGCTGGTGTATCAATCTTAATTAGCTCAGTACCGGAACTACCACCCTCTTTGAAGGAGATTGATCCTGCAGTAGCCCCAGATACATAGTAAATTCCTTTAACCCGCGCACGGGGTAGGCCAACGCCTGACGCACCCGTAGCAGTTAAATTTTTACTTTTTACATCAGTTTGCATGGAAGCCATGACAACTTCCTATTAAGGATTAGGCGCGAATGTACCATTTGAGTTACGTACAATGTAGGCAACAATTACAGTAACTGCACCAGTAACTGAAGAACCAGTAGCTGTAAATGTAAGCGCAGCATCAGTAGCACCGACGTTAGCTTGAACAGGAGTAAATGTAGCAGCAGGAGCCACTACGATTGTACCTGCAGTAGTAATTGTCGAGGCTGTAGCAACATCAACACCAGCAATAGTAGCTTTCAGCGTAGTAGCTGAGGCAAACAATGTAGTTGTCAGAAATTGAACTGATGTAATAGCTGAACCAGCTGGGATAAAGCCCAATGAACCTGTACCAGCAGCAACTTGTGCAGCAGTCAGATTGAAGGTTTGTGCAACAACAGTAGCGCCAGTATTTTTAACGAGACCTGCAGTGGTGCCGGTAGTTTCTTTAACAGTTCCAAGCAGCCAAGGGCCGAGGTGAGTAGCTGTACCCATGATATTTTCCTATATACAGTAACCTTTATCAATCGGTATATCGTCTGCTGGAGCAGTTTGATAAAGGAGGTTTTCTCCAGATATGTAAGTTATACTCCTTGTATTTTTAGCTGTCAAGAGTTTATATGCCTACAAAAGACCCAGAAAAGAAGCGTGCTATAGGGCGTAAACATTACGCTAAAAATGCGGAGGTAGTTAAGGCAAAGGTAGCGGAAAAAAAGAAGCAGTATCGTAGAGAATGGGCAGTATTTAAGTCTATGCTATCGTGTATTAGTTGTGGTGAGACTCACCCAGCAACCTTTGATTTTCATCATGTTGTACCCCATCCTGATAACCGAAAAGTGCATAGACTTATAGCTAATGGGGCATATGCAAAAGCGGTGGAAGAGATTAAAAAGTGTGTTGTATTCTGTGCAAACTGCCACCGTAAATTTCATTACGATGAACGTAAAAAAGCCCCCGAAGGGGCTTCCTAAATCACTAACTACTTGATTTATTAGGTTGATCCCGGCGAACCGAAGATACCCAGCGAATCACTTACACCGAACGAATAACGCTCGCGTGCTTTGTAACGGCTGTTACCAGTATCAAAATCACCATCCATGGAGGTTGCCAGTGGCGAACGAACGAAGTGTTTCAAGCCGTTTGGTACATCAGTCAGCAAGAACCATGCGTTTGTATCGGTCAAGAAGTGGTTAGTTGTATAACCTTCTGGGATCGAGCCATTGTTCTTCAGGGCATTGATATCGTTGTCAGTTGTACCGACGCGGAGTTCAGTGTCCAAGAGGCGTGTTGCAACGAATTGCAAGGCTGGTGGGATAACCAATTTACGTGGCTTAGCTGCGATCAGCAGGCCGCGCTCGTCAGTCCAACCGGCGATTTGAATAACAGCCGATTCCAGCGATGTTTCGTTAAGGTCAGCACCTGTTGTTGGGCGGTTGCTGTTGTAGCCACCGGAGACCAACTGATGAGTAGTCGAGCACAGAGTTGTGCCGTCGCCGTAGTTAACACCTGTAGTGAACGCTGTGTTCAAGATGTTAGCACCTTTGACTTGCTTCGTGTAAGCCATAGCGCGTGCCAGAGCTTTTGTGTAACGAGCCGACAAGGAGTCGTACAGGTTATCTTCAACTGCTTCTTCAGTGATCGCAAAGCCCATTGCGATAGTCTCGTGGACATAACGCGATGTGAAAGCTTCTTGAGCATTGTCGTAGCGGATTGCAGAACCTTCATCTTTTACTGGCGCTGCAGAGAAGCCTGCCAACTTTGTTTCTTCTTCAAACGAACGCTCGGAAGTCTCTGTTTCAAAGATTTCCTTGTGCTCTTCACCATAACGCTTGTACTCCATACCAAACAGGGCGTTCAAGCCCGGGAGCAGTTCTTTAAGTAGCTGTGCGCGTGAGATTGCCATTATTTATTCCCCTATTAGGTGCCAGTGGCGTTATTGTACTGATGCATACCGAAGTTGAATTTAACAACGACTTCAGTAAAATTGCCTGATGTATCAGCTGTCTCATAAACAACGTCGATAACACGAATTGGCAGTGTGTTAGTTGTAGCAGCGCTAGTAGAGAGAACAGCAACTTTCGAATCACCTGAAGTTGTTGAACCTGCATTTTGCACCAGCGACATATTCTTACCAACAACTGCGCTACGGGCAACACCAGAAATAACAGTAGTGCCAGAAACAACAGCAACTTTAAACAGGGTATCAGGATCATCAACAACTACAGCTTGAATATCCGGAGCTACCAAATTTGCTGGGAAGTACTGCGAGAAGATTTTGTACTTCAAGACTGGATCAGTGTATGAACAGCCCATGAAGACACCAACTGGGGTAGCAGTTGTTGTGCCGGCATCTTTGATAAGAGTACCGTCAGTAGTAAGTTTAACAACGTCGCCGTTAAACACGTTTGTATTGTAGCCTGATGCGATAGGCATCAGACGTGTAGCGCCAGCGAATACTTGCCCGCCGATCAAATTGATCGGGTCGAGACCGTATGGGCCGTCAACAGATGGATATGCCATTTATAGCTCCTAATTAATTACCGTTACCGAAAGTAACCTTTGTTTTCCGCTCATTAAAGAGTGGCATACGTGGGTCGTTTTCGCGCATGAGATTGTTGTCAACAGAAGACATTTGCGATGATGCTTGCTTTTGAAAGTGGGCATCACGTTGCTCAATAAATTCTGTAGGTGTTTTGCAAAGCATCAGACCGCCCACAACGATATTGTCTTTGTACTGACTATTAATATCAG